GTCATTTCTTTCGCTCTGGGGTTGCGCACACAAAGGGGGTCAGGGATGGCCACAGAAAAGACGAAGGATCAGCGAATCAAAACTGAATATCGGAAGATCCTGAAGCTTTTCAAGGGACTTCCGGAGAATAAGCTGAAGCTTGTGATACCTCTCATAGAGAATGCTGCATTCATGGTGGTGACGCTTCGGGAATTGCAGGAAAAGATCAATGACGAAGGTGCTATCTATGAGCACCGGAACGGTAACGGTTTCATGGTGATCGAGGAGCACCCAGCGCAGAAGTCCTACAACACCATGATCAACCGGTACAACACTATAGTGCTCAAACTGGCCGAGATGCTTCCTGAGGAACTGCCGAAGAGTAAGCTGCAGGCATTCATAGACGGCGAATGAACTACATCTACGAGTATTATCAGAAGATGAAGGACGGCAGCGAGATCGTCGGACGCTGGATCCTGCTGATGTACGAGTACATAATCCACGGCATCGAGGACAAGCGGTTTTTCTTCGACCAGAAGAAAGCGAACCGCGCCATCAACTTCATAGAGAACTTCGCGCATCACTCTGAAGGCCGCTCGGATCTTCTCAAGCTGGAACTCTGGCAGAAGGCATTCGTATCAGTGATCTTCGGAATTGTAGATTCAGTCGGCCTCCGTGTGTTCCGGGAGATAGTCCTGATCGTGGGCAGGAAGAACGGGAAAACGCTCTTTGCATCTGCCATCATGGAATATTGCGCATTCGCGGACGGTGAGTATGGCGCGAAAATCTACTGCATTGCGCCGAAGCTTGACCAGACGGATATCGTCTATTCCGCTTTCCGGCAGTCTATAGAAAGCGAGCCAGAGCTTGACGCTTTGGTAAAGCCCCGGAAGACGGACCTGTATATCCCAGAGACAAATTCCTCGGTGAAGCGGATCGCGTTCAGCGCGAAGAAGAGCGACGGTTTTAACCCGCATCTGACGATCTGCGACGAGATAGCATCGTGGCAGGGAGATTCAGGACTGAAACAGTACGAGGTGATGAAGTCGGCGCTGGGCGCCAGAAAACAGCCTCTGATTATTTCGATATCTACAGCCGGATACGTATCCGACGGAATATATGACGAGTTGATGCGACGCTCAACTCGTTTTTTATTGGGCGAGTCAAAGGAGACGCAGCTGGCACCTTTCCTCTATACGATAGATGATCCACTGAAGTGGAACGACATCAATGAACTCCGGAAGGCTAACCCGAACATGGGCGTCTCCGTGACGGTCGACTATTTTCTGAACGAGATAGCGATAGCGGAGGGGTCTATATCAAAGAAGACAGAGTTCCTTGTCAAATACTGCAACATCAAACAGAACTCCTCCCAGGCATGGCTACCGGCAAGCGCTGTCGAGAAAGCCTGTGGAAAGGAGCTTCACCTGGAAGACTTCCGCTCGACATATGCAGTCGTCGGCATAGACCTTTCTAGGACGACAGACCTCACGGCCTGCACGCTGATGGTGGAGAGAGACGAGGAGATCTATGTGTTCGCGAAGTTCTTCCTGCCGGCTGAAAAACTGCAGGAGGCGACAGCGAGAGACGGCCTACCGTATGCAATATATGCGCAGCGAGGCCTGCTGCAGCTGTCCGGAGAAAACTTCGTCGATTACCATGACTGCTATGACTGGTGCACTTCTCTGCTGTCAGAGTATGAGATATATCCCCTGATGATCGGCTATGACCGGTATTCCGCTCAGTATCTTGTTCAGGACCTGAAGGCATACGGATTCCATACAGACGATGTTTTTCAGGGTTTCAACTTGACACCGATCATACGCGAATTTGAGGGGAACCTCAAAGACGGTAGGATCCATATCGGGAACAACGATCTCCTCAAGGCGCATCTACTGAACAGTGCCTTGAAGATCGATTCTGACATGGAGAAGTGCCGGCTTATAAAGATATCCACCAATGATCACATTGACGGAACCGCTGCACTGCTGTGCGCTGCCTGTGTAAGACAGAAGTACTGGAACGAGATCGGCGGGCAGCTGAGGAACGAGGTATAGAATGTCGATTTTTGACGGACTCTTCCAGAAGAGAAGAGCAATGACGGAATACAATCAGGTCTTTCAGGTAATACCGGCATATGAGCCGGTGTTCACGTCATGGCGCGGCGGCTTGTATGAGAGCCTTCTCTGCAGGGCTGCTATCGACGCCAGAGCGAGGCATGTCCAGAAACTTAACGTCAAGGTGATCGGATCTGATTTCCATCCGCTGAGGGCGAGGCTCAAAAAGGGACCGAACGACGTACAGACTTGGTCACAGTTTCTATATAACGTCTCGACGATTCTGGACGTAGAAAACACCTGCTATATCGTGCCAATCTACGAAGCCGGAAGGATAACCGGATATTCCCCTGCAAGGAAGAACGATTCGGAGATACTGGTAAGCAAAGGCAAAGAATATCTCCGCTTCACCGATATCCACGGCATACGCAAAGTGGAGTCCATGGACAGGATCGGAACGCTCCTGAAGTATGAGTATAAGAAACGCCAGGGCGAATCGAACCTTCCTCTGAGTTCGACCATGGAACTGGTGAATATACAGAACCAGGGGATCCGCGAAGGCGTCAAGAACTCGGCTTCATTCCGGTTCATGGCGCGCATGACAAACTTCGCGAAACCAGAGGACCTGAAAAAGGAGCGCGAGAGGTTCACGAATGATAACCTTTCCGCTGACGCTAGCGGACTGCTTCTGTTCCCGAACACCTACGGCGACATCAAACAGATCGAGTCGAAGCCGTTCCTGGTGGATTCGGATCAGATGAAACTGATAGAGAAAAATGTGTACGACTATTTCGGAGTGAACGATAAGATCCTCCAGAACTGCGCTTCTCCGGAAGAACTCGACGCTTTTTACAACGGCTGCATAGAATCGTTTGCGATCCAGCTGGGCGAGGTCCTGACGAGGATCTCGTTCTCGGAGACTGAGATCGCGCATGGTGACCAGATATTCGTATCATCGAATCGGCTGCAGTACATGTCGACGACAGACAAGATCAACCTGGTCAGACAGCTCGGGGACCGCGGATTCATAACTGTGAACGAGGTCCGTGAGCTGTTCAACTATGCGCCGCTCCCCGACGATGTGGGAAGTCTCAGGCCCGCCAGGGGAGAATACTACTATGTCGACGATGAGGGAAACATCGTCAAAAAGGAGGACACCGAAGATGCCGATGATACCGAATGAACGTGAATACCGCAACATGTCCCTGCTTGTCAGAAAAGCGGAAGAAGGGGACGAGAAGAACTACCGCGTGGAAGGCTATGCTACCACGTTCGATGATCCGTATGAGCTGTTCTCATTTGAGGACATCACATACTACGAGAAGATAGACCGCCACGCCTTTGATGAGGCAGACATGAGCGATGTCATCTTCCAGTATGACCATGAAGGCATGGTCTATGCTCGCCAGTCAAACGGCACTCTCGTGTTGGATCCGGATGAAAAAGGTCTCCATATCGAGGCGGATCTGTCCCTGACAGAGGAAGCCAGGAAGATGTATGAGGCCATCAACACCGGTCTGGTAGTGCACATGTCCTGGGCTTTCACAGTGCGGGAGTCAAAGTATGACACCGAAACGCACACCAGGACGATCACTAAGGTCAAGAAGGTCTACGACGTATCTGCCGTATCTATCCCGGCGAATCCGTCGACCTATATAGCAGCGAGGTCCTACATCGAGGGAGAAATCGAGAAGGAACGTCAGGAGCTGATGGCTGCAGAGGCGCAGGAACGCGCAAAGAAAAAACTGAGACTACTTATGGAGTTGGAATCATGAGAATCGATGAAATCGAGACCCGTTTCGCGGAGATTCGCTCCGAGATGGAGCAGGAAGATGCCGACATTGATGCTCTGACCGAAGAGGTAAGGACCCTCAAGGAAGAGCGTGACAGCATCATCGCGGAAGAGGAACAGAGAAAGGCGCTTCTCGATGAAGTCGCCAAATCCGGAACAATCACAGAAAGGTTTGAGGAAGAAACAATGCCTGAAAGAAGTTTCGCAGTCGATACCATGGAGTATCGCGATGCCTATCTTAAGCAGCTTATGGGACGTCCCCTCGATGAGGAGGAAAGGGCTGCGATGACAGCTTCCGCTGCCATTCCCACCATCACCGCTGACAAGATCGTGAGCTGGATGGCCAAGTATCCCCTGGTCGACGCTGTTGACCTTACAAGGATCCCCGGCAATGTCTCCTATCCTGTCGACGGCACCAATGCTGATGTGGCCTGGGTCGCTATGGGAACTGCTGCCACCGACAGCGCTGACGCTCTCGGAACAGTTTCTCTCAACGCCTATAAGCTCATCAAGACCGTCGAGATCACTGCCGACGTGCAGCGCATGTCCATCGATGCGTTCGAGGACTGGCTCGTCGAGAAGCTCGCGAACAAGATGGCCAAGGCTGTCAGCAACGGAATCCTGAACGGACACGGTTCCGCGTCCAACGAAGCGACCGGAATCAACGTCACGAAATCCACCCAGGACGGCACCTTCACCAAGCTCGGTATGAAGTGGGCCGATATCTGCGCCATCATCGGTGCTCTCGGATCTGCTTATCTTCCGAATGCTTCCTTCGTCATGAACAGCCAGCTGTTCTTTGGCGACGTGTTCGGCATGGTCGATAGCCAGGGAAGACCGATAGTCGTCACGGATCCGCAGGCTCCTGTAAGGTACAACGTAGCAGGATTCCCTGTCATCCTGGATGACAATAACGCTTCCAACGTCTGCCTCTTCGGCGACCTGAAAGCGTATAAGTTCAATTTCGCAGCGGAGCCGGAGATCTCCCACGATGACTCCGTCGCTTTCCGCACTGGATCCAGAGTATACCGTGCGCTGGCACTTGCTGACGGCAAGCTCGCTGACACGGATGCCATCATCCGTTACATCAGGGCGACCTGATCTTTTTTCGGAAAGGGATGACCGATGAAAGTACTGATAGCAATACCGTGCACAGACGTGGTCGAACAGATCACTATGCAGTGCGTTTGTGACCTCATAGCGGAAACGGTCTCACACGGGATCGAGGTGGAAACACGCCTGCTGGCAAACTGCCTGATCTACAAGGCGAGAGACGCTTTAGCCAACTATGCTATAGCAAACAAATTCGACTATGTACTTTGGGTAGATAGCGACATGACGTTCGAAAAGGATAGCCTCCTGAAGATGCTGGACCGGATAGGGAACAAGCAGTTCCTTACCGGTCTCTGCTTCTCAAGGCGTCCTCCGTTTTCGGTCTGTATCTTCAAGCATATGGACCTGATCAAACACGAGAACGGCAGCGTCGAGCCCGTCACAGAATACTATGACGATTATCCGGAGGATGAGATCTTCCCGATAATGGCTTCCGGCTTCGCATTCGTTCTGCAAAAGGTCGACATGCTCGACGCTATGCAAACGCTCTACGGAGTAAGTTTCTTCCCGGTGGTAGGGCTGGGAGAGGATCTCTCGTTCTGCTACAAGGCGAACCAGCTAGAGATCACCATGTATTGCGACAGTTCACTGAAGATCGGCCACATCACAAGGATCCCCGTAGACGAGGACTTTGTGAAGCAATTTCGGTAACCGGCTTAGGCCAGTTATATGAGAGGGGAACCTTCCTCATCCCAGAGGCTCCCCTCTCTCTTTTGGGATGAAAGGGATAAATATGAAAACACTTATCGCTGTTCCATGTATGGACGAGGTAGATGTAGAGTTCGTCAAATCGCTCTTTAAGCTAAAGCCGGTCGGAGAGACCGAAACGCTGTTCGTGAGCGGCACACTTGTATACGAGGCTAGAGAACGGATCTCGGCATATGCGGTCGATAAAGAGACCGACTATGTGCTGTGGTTGGATTCTGATATGATATTCCCTCCTATGACGATGCTGAACCTGATAGGCGACATCGATGGAAAGGATATCGTCACCGGGATCTATTCCACCAGGAGACCACCGTTCACGCCTACGATCTACACAATGGGAGCGGAATCGGTGGAGTCCATCAGGACCTTCCCGGAGGATAGACTGTTCCGGATAGACGCGTGTGGATTCGGATGTGTGTTGATGAGGACGGAAGTCCTAAAGAAATCATTTGAGACTTTCAATACCTGCTTCCAACCGGAGCACGGATTCGGTGAGGATCTGTCTTTCTGCCGGCGGGCTCTTGAACTGGGGTATGAGATATACGCTGACCCGAGGATCATGCTCGGCCACATCGGGAAGACGGTGATCACAAGAAAGACGATAAAAGAGGAATCATAATGCTTGCGAGAGTTAAGCTGGCGATGCGAATCAGTACTACGGCGTTCGACGACGAGCTGACCGGGCTCATTATTGCAGCCCTGGCGGATCTGAGGCTCGCCGGAGTCAGCGCCATGGTGCTGTCACCTACGACAGATGATGA